TTGCCCATTTTCTGAATTTCCTCGAGCGGGCCCAATTTCTCGCGGGCATGATCGGCCGGACTGAACACCTCATGCCCAGCAGCACGTAATTTTTCAGCGACGTGGTCGAACAGCGGGAAATTATAATTCCCGTGTGCCTGCATTGGGCCAGCGATATATATTTTCATTTTGGCTCCTCCAAATCCGGCAATTTTTCTTGCAGCTCCTACATCTTAACGACAACGAGTTGTTCGGACGCGCGCGTGATGCCAGTATAGAGCCAGTTCATGCGAGTGCCACCCTGCCAACGTCGACGAGGATCACCCCAAAGATAGCTCTCATCGAGCAAAACGACTCTTTTAAACCCTGACCCCTGCGCCCTATGGCAGGTGATAGCGTAGCCGTAGTTGAATTCTTGAGCCCGGATGCGCTCGTGCCACATCCAAGCTTCATCCGGTTTTGCTTCGAGAAAAGGTCGTTTATGGGCATAACATTCAACTTTTCGTAGCTCGCCATCATCAGCCAAATCATTGTCGAGTGATTCCAAACAAAGATGGAGGAAGGGATTATTTCCGAGATGATCGACCTTCAACACTCGCCAGAACGATCCGTTGAGTACGCCAAGTCTGTGATCGTTGCGCCCACAAATGAGCCTATCACCCACCATTGGCAATTCGTGGGTAAACCCAAATCCGGTACGCGCGATGCCATTATATTTGAAGCGGGTATCATGCTTGCCGCAAATCAACTGCAGCTCTGGGTCTAGGTACCAGCCTGTTGGAACCGCGCGAGTAAGTTGCGCGTCGGTGCCGAAATGATTGTATAATTTCTGACCCATACGTACCGCCGTTGCCATTCGAATAATACCGCTATCCCAAGCCTGCCGATGGATTTCAGTGAGCATGACATCGGGAGTCTCTACTAAAAAATACGGCTCGCCTTTGATCGGCAGCAGCTGGGCTGGATCCATGACGACCAATAGCGGGATGCCGAATGATAGCAAATCCGTACCTATTTCTTCGTCTACCATGCTGGCTTCATCGATCGCGATTAAGCTGGGTGAAGTAATAGTTTCGCCATCTCTATTTTTCGTAAAAGCATCTGGATTGAGTTCGAATTTTGGTTCACTCAATATTTTTCTGATTTCCTGTATGCGAATAAAAGCATCCATCGATGCGCCGCCTTCGACCTTTCGTTTGGATTCTAAATTAGTGAGTTCCAGAAGTAAGGCTAGATCTTCGTAGCGATGGTAAATCATCGAATGAATCGTAGAGGCAGGACAGCCTTTCCTCCGCAGCACCAGAGCTGCTTTGCCAGTGTAAGCGGCAACGCGCACATTATGGCGAGCCAAATAACTTAGAATTGTCGTTTTGCCGGTGCCGGCGAATCCATACAGCGTGAATACAGGTTGAATTCCTGCTTTCAGCCATGCCAGAATTTTATAAATCGCGTTTCTTTGGTCTTGTGTCCACTGCATTTACGCCCCCAATTTCGATCATTTTTTTCCATCGCGCAATATCCGTCCGAGGCTCGAGCATTATCCATACCGATCCATCGTCGGCGAGCGCATAGAGCGTATCGTTACTGGCAGCAATTTGGATAATTCTCATTTGCAGCTCCCGTAATTATCGCCCTCACCGATCTCCACCGCCAGCGGCAGCCCTGGCAGCCATTTGGGCTCGCGCGTCATTTCCTCGGAAATAATTATTTTGGCAGCCGCCACGTTATTTTCCGGGACCGAGAACAGCAGCTCGTCATGGCTTTGAAGAATCATGCGATATCCCCGCCGTGCCAACCGCACCGCTGCCTGCATGACCACGATCCGGGCCAATGCTTGAACAATATTCTCGAATATTTTTGCCCCGTACAAATCCGGATCATTGAGGGTGTAGCGCAGGGTCATTTTGTTGGGCAGAATAATTTCCCCGGTCCTGAATTCGAGCGGGCCTTTGACCGAATCCGGCCAGCGAACGACTTGTTTGATCGGATTATTAATGGTCCCAGCCAATAAATGGTCGAGTTCGTACCAGACGCTGCGGATGCGATGGAACAGATTGCGATAGGTCTGCACCACCTCTTCGGCGATTTTTTCATCGAATAATCCCGCCAGCGGAATTCCATACTGGCGGGCCGAGGTCACCACCATGTTGTGAAACCGCACATGGCCGCAGCCGTAGCCCAGGCCCAGGATTGCAGTTTTGCCGATAAACCGCTCGTTGGGCTGATTTTTCTTGGTGACAGTGCGACCGAACACAATCCCAGCAAACTGCGCGTAGACGTCATCGCCGCGGCCGAAGGCCTGCACCAGCGCCTCCTCACGAGCGAGCTTGGCCACGATGCGGGCTTCGATCTGCGCCAGATCGCCGGTGATGAGCTTCTCCCCCCGCCTGGCGGTCAATGCCGTCCGCAATTTGGATTTCTCCTTGTCGCGCGGCAGGTTCTGCATGTTCATTTTCCACTCACCGGAGAGCCGGTGGGTGTGCGCGCCGCCGTATCTCAGAGGCACCGGTAGTAGGGCCCCATTGCCCCACGGCAGCTGGGCGATATCCAGGAACCGCTGCGCGCGCGTCTCCTCGATCGTGGACTTCTGGCTCAGGCGGGCGGCCGCTAGGGTCTGGACCTGGTAGTTGACGTCGTCATCGTAGCTGCCGTTGTACTCGAGCAGCTGGCTCATGAAGGCGTCGGTTTTGGCGAAGGCGGGTATGCTACGGCCCGTAGGCGAGGTCTTGATCTCCACCTCCACCCCCAGCGATTCCAACGCATCCTGGAAGCTCTGCTGGCTCATGAGGGCCGCTTTATCGTAGCCCGACTCCCACAACAGGGTGTTTTTGCGCTTGCGCAGCTCCGCCAGGTGCTCCCCCAGCATGGCGACGTCGGCGTGCAGCCGCGGCACCACCGCCGCGCGCAGCACCAGATCCATGATGATGCGCTCCTCGGCCGGGAATTCGGGGTAGAGCTTCTGGTAGATGAAAAAGCACTCCCTGGCGTCGTTCATGGCGTAGCTGCACATTTCCGGCCACAGCCCCGCATTCTTGATGTCCTGGGGGCGCATCCCCATCACCTTGTGGACGGTGTCGCCCTTGGAGTCGCGGCCGAACAGCTCCTTGATCACCGCCCCCAGGCTGTTGCGCTTGTAATTCCGCAGTGCCCGTACAAGTCCCAAAGTATCCTGAAGCAATCCGGCAACCCAGGTGTACCTCCACGCCAAAATTGCCATGTCAAAAAGGGCATTGTGGCTGACACAAATTGTCTCGCTGGCGGGATATTGCTGGAGGAAGGCGGGGATTTCTTCCGGCATAATTATTTTCGGTGCCGGCCAGCGGGTATCGTAGGCCGCCATCATAATGGTCTGAAATTGCGGATCGAGAATATATTCAGGCGGGCTCATGCGCCGCAACGAATATTCGCGCGACCAGTAGGTTTCGAAAATCCACGACCAGGAAATGTTTCAATGTCACTGGTCACCCCCTTTCTCTTAATTAGCTCCCTTGGGATTTCCCGTCGCCTTCGTCAGCAGGCGGGGGCGGATTTGCACTGCCGGGATTTGGGTCTGGTTCAGGTGGGCTGCCGTCATCTCCACCTTCAGGGTGTCCAGGATCACCCGCGCTATCCCGATGTGCAGCCTCACTTCCGAGGCCGAGATTTTCCCTGCGTTCACCAGCGTCCATAGTTCCAGCATCTTCATCCGGATATCGGCCGTGCTTTGCATGATGGCGCTCCAAACGTCTTTGTATTCTCCCAAGAATAATCTGCATTGTTTTGATAGTACGCGCTTTTTCGCGTCTGGCTAGGCGCTCGATGCGAGCTTCCTCCAGCACTGCATGCTTGTAGGTGTCGTAGGTGTCGGCACAGCCGGCACAGCGGTACTTCTCGGTGGCGGTGAGTTCGGTGCCGCATTCCATGCAACGCCGGATCTGGACAAGTCCCGGCCGGCGGTAAATTCCCCAATTGTGGTCGTTGCGGCCGATCATGCGGCACATGTGGTCGACCCAATCGATCACCAGCTGCTGAGAAATCTGCGGCACGCGGGAGAGCTGGGGCGATGGTGGTGCCATCATCAGCTCCTCCAGGCCGAAAATCATCACGTCGATACACTGATCGATGCGCTCGATCAGCCGCTGTTCAGCTCTGAGACGCGGGTCATCCGGCATGGGTTTCCCCAGGTAGCAGTGGGAGTTTTTGGCGGCATTGGCCGCCGATCCTTTGATCCCGGCCCAGGTGCGGGTGATGGGATCCGTGTGAAGAAATCTCATGGGCACCAGGCCGCGATGCAGTCTGGCATCGTAACGATAGCCGCTGCTCACTGCTCCAGAGCGAAAGCGCTTGCCGTAGTTGAGCTTGGCCATCTAGATCCGCCTGAGCGAGACCCGCCTAGCGGTCGGTTTCCAGGTATTGAAGTCGGTACGCTTGAGCAGACCGGCACGCGAGAGCAGGTTGAGGTGGTACCAGCTTTGCGCCCAACCACCGGCCAGCTTGGCTTCCTTGTTGGTGATGGAGCCCTGCTTGCGGGCCTTGATCAGCACCCGCTGGCGCGCGCTCTGGGTGGTCTTACGATCGCTGGCCTGCCGCCGCCGTCGCCGCTGACCGTTGCTCTTTTTGCGCTTGTGTCGCTTGAGTCGCTTCATCCTTCCCTCCTGATAACAGGGTTGCGCGCGCCTGCCGCGGCATGAAATTGGCAAATCGCTCGCGCCCGATCCGGTTGATCTCCATCGCTTTACTTAGCGTTTGCCACTCTTCCAACAAGGCATGAGCGTGTTCACGGCCCATCCGGGTGATCTCGGCATCGACGTTTTCACCTTTCTCCTGGTTGTTTTCGGCCAAACACAGGAAGATCTCGGCTTGCTTCATCTACAGCTCCTCATTCTCAGGGTCTTGTGTCTTCGCTAGGAGTTTGCCGCACTGCGGACAGTAGGAATACGCGCCGATCCCGCCTCCCGCCAGGCCATAGCCCATTTCGGCAGGCACCTTGCAGTCCGGGCATTCGTCGGGATGAACCTCAGGCAACTCAGAGTCTTGCTCCGATAAGTCGAGGTGGAATGTTGGTTCGTCAGCCATATTGTAAATTTACCTCAACGCATCGGCACTTGACAACCGAATATTACAGTTAGCGCCAGCGCGGTCGCCAGAAACAAGGTCAACACCACCATGCGCTCCAACGGATACATCTATTTTATGCCTCGTGCTCGCAATGCCACTAACTCGTTGTGAACCCATTCAAGATTGCGCTTGGCTTGCTCTTCCAGCGCAGCATTCTTGGGCGACAGCGGCGGCGGGTGTTCGCGATAATAGCGGGCCACGCTGGCGCTGATCTTGGCGCGCACCTGCGGGGTCGGGTGCTCGCCCTTGGTGAACAGCCCGTCAGTCCTTTTTGGCGGTCGGGTCATTTGGGGTGCCCCCTTGCTGCAGCTTGATTAGATTGAGCAATGTATGGCTCACATCGATTAAAAAAACGTTTAGTTCTAGCAATCGCTCGATCTCAACTTCATAAGCGGTATTGCGATCTTGCGAGCGTTGCACGTCCTTATCCATCCGCAACCGCTCGACCTCAGTCTGCAATTCCCGAAAGGCCTCACACGGTTCGGCACCGTCGGGCATCATGCAAGCTGGCAAGGTGGCCATTTCAGTCTCCCCACAGCATCCGAAATATCATCGCGGCCATGATCATGGACAGTATCGTGGCCGGCAGCCACAGCCAGTTGTCGTACACCAGCGCTAGGACAATCCCACCGCCAAGGGTGTAAATCGCCAGGGTCACATCGACGCTGTTGATCTCATAGTTTCCGATCTTCCCCATCGGATGCGATGGTGGGAAAATGTGGTTGGCGATCCAATCCAGCATCCGGATGAAGGCTTTCACTGGTAAACTTCCAAAAAAATGGGGGGCTGTTAGGCCCCCCAAAGATTTCCTTCAGCTTAATTACCGCTTCGGAGCGGCACTCCCTTGCGGTGGGAAATAGCCCCAGCCGTACTCGGGATGAAAGCCCCAACCGCCTTCGGGCGGCGGCGGCTTGACTGCTCCTGCATCGGGCGGTGGCGGTAGCTCGATCGGATGGCTTGGTCCTCCAGGCAGTGGCGCACCACCCCAGAATCCAGGCGGAAGATGGATCGGATGCGACGGATACCCCGGCGCTCCCGGCGGGATCACGATGGGATGCTCTGGGTGACCTGGTTGGGGCCAAATCTCCGGCGGGATCGGCGGCAGCACGATCGGATGCGACGGGTGAGCGCCTCCGCCTTCTGGGTGCCCATAACCCGGATCGACCGGGCGACCAGGATAGCCATAACCCGGATCAACCGGACGACCAGGCCAACCGTAACCTGGATCGACCGGCCGACCAGGATAGCCATAACCCGGATCAACCGGGCCACCAGGTCGACCAGGCAGTGGAGCGCCACCCCAGAAACCCGGCGGTCGACCAGGAAGCCCTTGGTCGGGATAACCAGGAAGCGGCCAAATGCCGGGAGGCACAGGCACACCGTAGCCGGGATCAACCGGCGGACGACCACCACCCCAGAAGCCGGGAGGCCGACCACCTGGAAGTCCCTGATCGGGATAGAGCGGTGGCGGAGCGATCGGATGTTCCGGAGTTCCCGGTGCTGAGACCGGAATGATCATAGCGAGGAAAGGTTGTCCCATTTTGGTAGTCCTCCATCCATGAATTTGGAAATTTAGAACTTTACGCACGCACTTTACACGATTCTAGCGTCTGCAACAGGGACAACGGTGCCCCTTATTTTTTATGCGAACTATCCACATGCGCGCGACGAACTTGTTTATGCCTGGGCTGCGCAACTTCATGGCCGCTGCGGAACACGACGTGGCGCAGATGGTGCGACATCGAGTGCCATAATTCTTCGTTGTTGCGATCGCGCCGCAGCGCCCGGAAGTCCTCGTGCGCGTGGCAAGCGTGCCGATGAATGGCATCGTGGTTAGTCCAGGTCATTGATCCCCCAAAAAAGCGACCCGCCAAGGTGCGTCAGACAAACGAAAACCTTGGCGGGTCATCAGCTAACGGTGGGTGTCACCGTGCGAGGGCGAGAACCGTCAGCTGAACTGTGGCCCCACCGGCCCAGAGGTGCTGCTGAACTCCGGTGGGGCCTGTCAGCTAGAACATCGGGTTTCTAGCTAACCTGCTTGCGCCGACGCCAGAACGAGAAGCCGCCCATACCGAAGGCGGCAAGCGCGCCGGGGATGCCGGCACCAACGAGCGGTCCGGGAACTGCCACCGTCGAGATGACGATACCAAGGTTGGTATCGCCAGCAAAACCGTTGGTGGTGATGTCCCAATGCGCCGACAGATTGAACGGTGACGAGACACTCGCGAAGTCAATGAAGTCGGCACCGATAGACGTGCCACCCGTGAACGGGCCGGCCGACCGCAGCGTCACACCGTTGATGTCGGTGAAAGCTGACGACGACCATTCCAGGGTCTGTCCGGTCACGTCGAAATGTGACAGGAACTGTTGCAGACCACTGATCCCGACGATACCGATAGCATCGACCTCAAGATGCAGGGTATGACTCACGGTCGTCGTCGATGACACAGTGACATTTTGGGCGTTCAACAAGTCGGGTGGGGGCAGAAACCCTTGCGTCGATCCAGATACCAAAAACGAAAAGTCTGGAATCAATGCTGGGTTGATTGGGCCAACACTAGCCGATGACTGGCCGGTGTTGATCGTTGTTGCTGCACCGCCATCTTCGCTCGCAGTGAACGAGATGGTCGCCGCCGATGCCGTTGCCATCATGGCAGCCAGCGCGACGGTCGCAAGAAGTAGTCGCTTCATTTTGGGGTACCTCAATGAAAGTGAAGCTGGTGAGCCCGTGGCGCGTACGTCACGGGATGATTGTCGTTAGGCCTTACGAGCTACACAGGCAGGTTAGCGCCATTACGCCGACGCCGCCAGAAGTTGAGGCCAAACATTGCGAGGGCCGCGAGGCCAGGGAGGCCGGCACCGGCGATCGGGCCGGGAACCGCTGCTGTGACAGTCGGAATCAGGAAGAATGAGTCCGGACCATCGTTCGCGCCCGAGATACGCGCGAAGAAGATCAACTTGTCACCGGCCTGGATGTCGGTGCCGAGGTTGATATTGAAACCGGACAACGTGTAGTCGGGAAATCCGGTCCCGTTGTTGACGGATGGGATTGGCGTTCCGCCCGGATCGAACAGAGAATACTGCGCAAGCACAGTATGCTGGGTCAGGTTCAGAAGAGCAAAGCTCTCCAGAATCTGTGCTGTTCCGGTGTCATTGACGTCGACACCAACGGAGAACTTCAGGTTGATGTCTCCCAGGTTCTGCAGGAACGCCCGCAGGAACGAGCCGTCGTAGCCGATGCCCACGGTGTTTAGACCGGGGTTGGCACCACCCGATATGTTGGTCGAGAAGAAAATCGCGTCCGAGAGGTTGCCACTGTTCTTGAAGTTGGTGTAGCCGAAGGTTGCGTCTTGCTGCGGTTGGTTATCGCCGCAGATGATGCATTGGATATTTAGTGGTTGGTTGCCACCAGGCACCACCGCATCTAGCGATAGGGTGTTACCGGTAGCAGTCCAGTTCTGACTGCCTAAGGTGACGTCCGCTTGTGCTGGCATGGTCGCGAAGGCCGTGCTTGCCAGCAGCAGGGCCGCGTAGATCGTTCTGTTCATTCTGGAAGCTCCGTAGTGTGGGGTATCCACCCCTACTACGGTGCCGCAAAATTTACAAGTTAGCTAGCACTATTTTTTGGATCATCCACAGTCATCTGATCGAGTTTTTCGTAGGCGCAGGGCGCGCAAATTCTCTTCGGCCGACGCGGAGCATGCCAGCGATATTGCACTTTGGTTCCACAGCTGCAGCAGGTGCCCACGAAATTGTCGGCAAACAACATCTTGCCATCCGGCACCAGCGCACACACCAGGAAACCCACCGTTTCAGCCTCTTCGTCCGGGATAACCTCGAACGCCGGCAGGTCGGGATGTAATTTTTTCCTCATCCGAAGCCCTCAATCCAGCGTTTGACGCCGGCGCTATCGTGGTCCCGAGCGTACATGGCACCGGCCATAAGAAGAAAAGGATTGCATCTACATTCTGGATGTTTGTCCAGATCCGAGCCCATCGAGACCACAGCATTGATAAGGTCGTTGCGTTGCCAGTACTCGAGCGCGCGTTGTTTACACCATTCCAGATGTTTTTCTCTAGTGGTGGTCATGATTTTACTCCACTCCCACCTCATCCAGCCATTTGATCGATTTATGCACCACACGATCTACAGCGGCAGGCACTTTAGGGCCGTTCACCACGATCTCAATGGCACAATCTCCGAATTCGCAATTGGGATGTACCGCGGTCAGGCTGGCGTGTCCGGTGGTTAGTTCCTCACATTCATAGCGCCCGCCAGCAGCAATGAACTGGTGGGCTAACTGCTCGATCTCTGCCGGCCGATCGATCTCGACGGTCACTCGCTGACCATTTGGGCGTAGATATTGTGTGAACGGAATGCTCATTCGTCATCCTCCACTTGCTTTCGCATGCGATCAAAATACTTGCCGGCCACATCAGTAAATTCAGCGGCAGAAATATGGAACTTAATCACGGCATAGGCTGTCGTTACCCGAATGAGCAAACTCATGGTCTCGATCGCGATATCTTTGGGGTCCAACCCAGCACTTTCACACAGCGAGGCAAAGTCGTTTACATTGCGCGCGAGCTTTTCGCGCAAATTTATCACCAGGTCTTTCATGATGCGTTCGTCTCTGGTCATTGTTGTGTGCCTTTCTTTTTAGTTGGTTGCGTGAGTCGATGACCTTGAATGGCACAATGTGCACTAAGCACCGCTCGCCACAGGTCATCTTTCGGTATCGACCCTCACGCTGACCGACGAAAAGCACTGAGCGGTGCCTAGCTCAATTGCTTGATGGCGTTTGTCCACAGCTGTTTTAGATGTTGCTTGCGTCGGCTGCGGACATCGAATGAGATGGCCTTGTACATGGCCTGCCGGCTGACGCCACGCAATTCGGCGCACTCCCGCACGGTGGCCTGGCCGTCGCTCAACAGCCGCAAGGCCACCTCGAGCTTGAGGTCGGCATCATCATTATCATCATCTTCCATCGTTGTAATAAAATTACTCATGATGCTTCCTCGTGATAGGCGTCATTCTGCTGACGGGCGGCGCGATAGCCAGCCACGAACTCGCATTGCTCGTGCAGGCCCAGGCCCTGCTCATCAGCCCGGTTCCAAACCTCGGCCATGATCAGGTTAGGCTCGCACTCGAACAGCTCGTGACCCATTTCGAAGTAGTCGCTGGATTCATCGATCATGGTGATTGCCTTTCGGTTTCAATATTTCTCTGACCTTGCTGCCGGCCTCTTCGCTCAAGGGTCCATTGTCAGCGATAAAGCTCTGCAGGATGACCGCTTGAACATTGATATTCGGCGCGCGGTCGAGCAGTAGCAGCAGTATTTTTTCCAAGTCGGTCATCGCTTTATCACCCAGTCGAGCGGCTTGACGCCGAGATTAAAGTCGATCTTAGCCGTCTGCAGCGTGAACATGGTGAGCAGCCGCGGCAGCTGCTCCACCCGCTCGAGCAGATCGATATACATGCCCACGAAGTTGGGGCCATGGAGATCGTCGGTCAGCGCATGCGCCAGCTCGTGCAGGATCACCCAGCCTGACACTTGCGGTGGGAGCTTGATCTCGCCATAGGTGGCCGTTGCTAATACACCACCGTTGCGCCGTGGCATGGGGGCGACCTGCGGCGGCCGCTCCCAGCCATTGGCCAGCCAGACGCCGTCAATGTAGGTCTGGCTGTTGGCGAACGGCACCACGCCGGAGCAGCGTGCCGCCACCACGCTATCCTCCCAGCGATAGACCCGCTTGCATTGATAGTCCTTCACGGCGTCATCCGATAAGTTTTATTGGTGGTGTCTGCACGCTCGCGGTTTAAAAACGTAAGGAAAGCAAAGCAAGCTTGCTCGACATCCTCGCGTTCACGCTCCTTGGCACGCTGGCCCAGCAAGATCGCGGCTTGTGCCGCCAATGCCAGCACGTCCGAATCCGACACCGCGCGCAACAGTTTATGGACAGTCGTACTTCCCCAGCAATCGAGAATATCGCTGATAGTAATCATGTCAGCAGCCCCTTCACGTCGTTGGCGCTATCTTTGGTGAGCGGCCGCGATAAATTCACCTTTTCGCCGGCTTGCTTGCCGGCGACGAATGCCAGCTGATCGCCTACCTTCCACTTGCCGCGGTAGTTGTTAAGCTTGACGCCGGAACGCTCGAATTCGTCATCGATCAATTGCTTTTTGAGCACTATCAGAGCGGTGCCGGTGGAGCGATAGCGTGCAAGTTCGGCATCGTTCGCTATTTTGAGCTGCACCAAGCGATGGCTGATCCGCACCGACATGCCGCGTTGAAACGACACATAGGCCGATCGGCGCGCGCCGGCATGACCGCAAGTGAAAAAACCATCGGCACTGCCGGCGAGGACATAGTCTTCGGTTTGCTTGAATTCTTCCGCCTCGTGCTCGAGCGCGGCATGGATGACCTTGAACAGATATTCGACCAGCTCGAGGTCGTTGCATTGGCCAAAGAACGCATAGGCTGCCGGCTTGCCCCAACGCCGATGAAACCAGCAGTGTGCGCTGACCAGATTGGCCAATGCGGTTATGCACGAATCGATCGGGTGGCGTTTCTGGCGACCGACGTCCATAAACAGAGTCTTACATGGACTATTGCGAACGTCGCATTCTTCCATCTTCAAATTGTATTGCGACAGCAAGCGGCCTACGCCAACCATGGCCGACATGGCCTCTTCCTCGCTACAGCCGTTGGACACGGTCTTAGCGGCAAGCGCCTTTATCTTTAGCTTGATGCGGTCTAGCTCGTTCACGGTTGATGCCTTTCATTGGTTGTATGTTGTGTAGCATATGGTTGACATATTGTCAACCTATCTAGTTTCCATCCAATCGTAGGCGTCTGCGGTGTAACGGCCATAACCGCCGCCGCCGGCATACAGCGATAGCAGCGCGAGCAGGACAAAGAACGCCACTTGCATGATGTTACTTTGCGCCTTGTCGCGTTGCGCTTCCCGCTGCAGCCATGCGCGCTCTTGCGCTTCGGTCATGGTGGCTCGCAATTGCATCTCGTTCGTTACCATGATTCGACTCCATCTTGTGCCTTGGCATAGGCTTTACGCGCTTCTTCCAGCATGACGCGAAGCTCTAGCACCCGCTGATAATCGCGCGGCATGCCCATGCCGTAGTCGGCTTTATACAATTGGAATTCCAATTGACGTACGTGTTGTTCATATTTGTTCATGACTCACTTGACCTTGATGATTACGCCATCTTTAGCGATTGCTTGCGCGTACCACCGGTGACTCGCCGGGAAATGAGGGCCCTCGAAATAGAGCACGCCGTTGCGCGGCTCATTGCCGCCAAATGGACCGGGCTGAAAGTATGTCACCGGCCGCGGCGGGGGCGAGCAATCGGCACGATTGGTGACGGGATCACGATTCAGCGGATTGGCTTCGTAGGCGTTCCAAGCCTCTACGGCTTGCTTGAATGCCTTCTTAGTGGGGAAATTGCGAGTTGCGTACATGGTTTTGCCTTTCGCTTGTTCGGCAGGATTGCCGCTCATGCCGTCTCTGACACGGCATGCACTGCAATCAATGCTTATGGTAAGAGACGTGCGCCACATCACGCGACCAGCAGGCACGGCATGATTTACACTCGTTAGCGGTCTTCGGCGCGTTGCAGGGCATGCCCTGCGGAGCCAATTGGTCGTGCACGCCAGACGTCCATAGCCATGTGCTGGTCGCGCTTCCGTCCACTTTGGTCGCACTGACTCGCACTGTCAGATTATCAGGAATAATTCCACCCGCTTTGACGTAGGCAATTAGAATTGCGGTCTCGCGCGTGGGCAGCCAATGGCGAATCTTTGGTGTTAGCTCGCAGACGCGGCAGATTGCGGCCAAGTGCGGCACGGACTGCAGGTCGCCCGCGTCCATCCATCTATGCCAGCCCTTGCTTTTCACTTTTTTCTGCCGCATGCCGCGCGGCCGCGGGGTAAATCCATGCATGGCATTGAGCATGAGCGCCATTGCTTCCGGCCAGCGCGGGTGCCTGATGCCAGCAAGACGGATATATTGCGCGCGTTTCACGTCGCCGTAGACGTAATTTCCTTTGAGCGCATAGCAGCCATGGCAAGTGGTGCCTTTAATCTTTGCGAGCTTGGAACCGACGTTGCACATTTCGGCAGGGATGCCATACGAAGTGCCTGGCATTTTCGAGGGGAAGCCCATGCTGCCCGCGATCAAATGCGCAAGCGGCGCATTCATCGGTAGAGCGTATGTGGTCGCGGTGTCTTCCGACCAAAATGCGAGGGCGGGAGATTGTTTGCTTAGCGCGTGGTTGATTTGAATTTGCATAATGTAGTGCCTTCTTTCGGGTATTGGTTGGTTGTTGCGTTTGGTTGACAATATGTCAACCATAAACGCGATGGTGTCAAGCGATTATTTTTTGGACAAGCCAATAGTGACGCGGTCGCGAGCAATAAATCGCTCCGCGCCGACGTCGGCCAATATTTCGTCGCGCACGTTCCACCAAGCGAAGAGCTTATTGGGCGCATGCACGTAGTAGTGACGCTTTTCACGGATGGTGGTGCCGTCGGGCTGATCCCAGAACATGGTGACGCGCCAAATACGAACTTTGGGGATATTTCGGGACATTTTGTCGTTTGTCTCTAGTTTGCGAGCCCGTAGGAAGCTCACTGGTGCGATTTGAGAGGGGGGCCTTGGTGATCCTACCTAGGAAATTTAAGACGCTGTACGGTCACGTTTCCAATAAGGCTACCGCTCGCATCCATACTAAACGTGCGAGATCAGCATCGGGCTTAGCCTCATATTTCAACGCCAAAAAAAGCGCGCGCTCGCGCACATCTGTATCGGCACAGCCGCGTAAAGCCCAATTGCAATCGCGGCAGCACGGAACGGTTTTGATATGACTCAAATCCATGCCGATAGAACCAAAAGCAAGTTTAGCCGTCCGATCACCATATTTTCTAGGCTTCAAGTGATCGCGCTCATTTGCGAGCGCGCCACAATATGTGCAGAGGTTCATTTTTAAATTCCCACTTTGCGTACGCATTCGGGCCCGAAGCCTTGGGCGACCGACTCCGGAACTGTGAGCTTGCGACCACAGCGACCGCACGCGCCCTCATGCCAAATTTCCAATTGATCCGGCAGCACGCCGCGCGCGAGCGCACGCCACGCCCAATCAAAGGCCTTGGCCGATGGCGCATCTTTGGAAATGTCGCCGGCGCGCGGCACTTTGCGACCTTGCCAGAATATGCCGCGCGCGATCCTGCCCAAGTAGGAATAGGCGGATTCGTTATCGGCACCCGTGAGTAAACCGACGAAAAATGTATCGCCGCTTTCTGCCGCAGTGATTTTATAGGTGAAGCGATTGCCGGTTTTCTGCGAGCGCAAAGTGATCGTGGCCTTGCCAGCAAGGACGAATCGGGTGGCGTCTGCAGCTGACTGCAAGCGTCCGCTCAGGTCGTCGTCAAGACCATCGAAAATGGGATCCCGGTTCATGACTGGTGGCCCTGCGTTGCGCTTGGGAGCACCACAATTCCAAGCAATGGGATATTGCTACGCTTGGTTGGTGATTCATCGGTAATTAGGATCAGCCGCGGGCCGTTCCATTTGTTTAGGTCATATCGGAACATGGTTTTTTGCCTTTCAAGAGTTTTGCGTTGGACGTTTCACTATAGCGAGACAAATAGCGCATTGGTTGACAATTTGTCAACTAGAATTATAAAAATAATTTTTTATCTAATAAATTCAATGCATTATGCAATTATTTCGGGCGATTCAAATTTTGCGCGAGAACGGCAGAGACCTAGTGAAAAAGGAAGACCTGTTGAGTATCTGGGAATCTGCCATTTTGGAAGTACAGACGGCTCGGGCGGGAGGGCCTGATAATTTTTTCCGCAGTTGCGACCGTTTGTAACTAATAAATTAAAAAAATTGGCCAATAATTTATTTTCCTTTAGAATCAATTACTTACATGAAGGTATAATATTATTCCTTACAAGAATATATAATTATGAGTATTTCTGTTATTGAGCTTGCCACAATTGGGCCCGTGAGCCCGTCTGTACTTCCAAAACGATGGATTCTGAGATTGTCAACCCGTTAAGTCATTGAATTCATTAGGTAGTTTAGCATCTCAATTTTTTCGGGATAGAGAGTAAAATCGGCCCTTGCCGACACTACATCTTGTGCCAATATTCGAATATTGGATTTGATAATTGTTAAGTCATTGATTTCATTGAGTCTAACTGTCCGTAAAGTGGTCATTTTTGGGACAGTTGTGAAATGGCCGCGGCACGCACTGCAGAGCACCACCACCCCCCAGACCCCACCCGGAGGGTGGCCAGGCCGCCGGCCGCGCGCCGACTCTTTCCAGTACCTCAGAAATATCCCCACCCAAAAATACTAAAAGGTATTAAAATACTACTACCCCTATTGCCAAAAATTCGAAATTATGGAAAACCTGAAATTCGAAATTATGGAAAACCCAAAATTCAAAAATTCTGGAAAACCAATTATGAAATACCGACCAAAATATTTAGGACAGCGTTACCCCTATTCCATCACCACAGATATTATTTTCATCGGTGGGTTTTGGATCGTCGCAATATTGTGGGCTCTCGCCGGTCTGAAATGGTTGTTCAAGTTGTTTTTCTGATTCCGCAAACCTCCACCTCATAATGCAGTCGACAGATCGCCCCTGGTGTCGTAGAGAGCTGCCGGTTGTGTGATGGTTGACTTCATCCTTTGAGGGGCCGGCACGGCACTGCCGGCTCCTCACTTTTCGAACGGGCGTTCGACCTACCCCAACTGTACAACCACACGGAATCACTCTATTGAAGGGTCATCATGGGATGCGGCGCAGCACAATCCCTAGACCCAACGGAAGTCATCCCCGACATCGCGATCCGCCTGGCGGACGAGGGCGTCCCCCTGCGCGCGATCGCTCGAGCGATCAAGATGTCGTCCGATCTGCTGCGTGAACGCCTGCAGATCGCTCTCGATGCCGGCGAACTGTTTGATTTACCACGAGATGATTGGTTTCCAGGGTTCTCCCGCGATCAACGCGCCTTGCACCAGCGGGCCCTGCATCAAAGAGCCCTTCATCAGCGGGCGCTGCGGTTATCTCACTTGGCCTTGCAGAACCGCTCCGCGCTCAATATTGCAATGCAACGGATACTAAGTCTAACGCCAACTCAGGCCGAGTTCCTGTTGGCGTTGCTGCAGAATTCCTCGGTGCCCAAGACCCATTTTGATCTCGCCACCAAGACCATCGACGTGCACATGTACTGGCTGCGCCAGCGCATGCTGCGGTTCGGCATCGTGGTCGAGACGGTGTGGGGCTACGGCTACCAGATGCGTTCGAACGATCGCCGCAAGGTGATGGATATGATTTTACAAAGGGTTAAGTCGTGTGATTGAAGTCGATTACACGCAGCGAACACAGCGGCAGCTGATGGAGCTGGTCTGGCAGCATGCTGACGTCTACATGCCGCTTGCGATCGCGCAGTGGAACAAATTCAACTTAAAATCGGAATGCGCTCGTCTCCGACCAGAACCACCGTCGTCCACTTCTGCTCGCCAAAACGACCCAACCCTAACCCTTTCATTTCCGCACGGTTTGCCCACCTTATCTCATTGATTTCATTACATCTTCATTAATCTTGCAGGCGATTACGCCCTTTTCCAGCACCCTAGTCGTGCCAGTACCAGGCCATCCTGAACTCGCTGCGCTGCAAATGCGCCCGATGCTGCTGCATCCAGCGTTTCAACCAAGGATATTCTTCGACCGCTTGATCTGAAATCCCGACCCGCAGTGCAATAATTTGCAGGATCTCGTCCCAGCTGATGTTGCTTGGCGTCATGGCGTCATCCAGTTATCCCTGACAGTCCAGCTCCACCGATCGCGGGTCGTCCGGCCGCCCCGCTGTGGTGACGCCGACGCGCAAGCCGCACCGCGTGCATTCGATGATGTAGGTGCCGCAGCGCACTGCCGGGTAAGGCAACTGTGCGGTGCAGAACCTAAAACCCTCGGCACCGCGGCGCGCGGAGGGGATGTCAACGCCGTTGGGGTAGTCGGGGTTGGGTGGGACTTGCGGTTCGCGGCCGCTGTCCAGCCATTTGATTTTGAACTGTTCAGACATGCTGCAGCACTACCAGCTGTTCGCCGGTCTCGCAGCCGCAGCGGCAGTAGGCTCGTCCGATCCCCCTGCCGGTGGGGATCGAGTTCCAGACGTAATCGCTACGCTTGGCAGTGATCGGGTTGCCGATCAGCTGCGGCTGGCAGTCCGGCTCGATGTCCTCGATCACATAGATCCCGTTGACAGCCAGATATGGTAGCAGCACTTGCGCGCTGAAAATCTGATGCGCGGGCTCGTGGCTGCCGTCGTCGACAATGAGATCGAACCCGATGAACACGCCCGTCATTTTGAGCAGATCGTAGGCGTTGTCCTGACTGCCGTGGAAACAGCGGATGCGGTCTTCTTCGAACAGGCAGTCTTTGTTCGAGTCGAGACCACAGATCAAAGCGTTGGGGAAATATTCCTTCCACATCCGTAGCGAGTGGCCGCCACTGATGCCGATCTCCAGCACGTTTTTTACATCTTCGCGACGATCTTTGAATATTTCATGGTAGTGTTCGGTGTAGCGATGGCATGTATCACCGGCTTGCAGGTGGTCGCCACCCTTGTCGGTGCCGTATTTGCGTGCGAGGTCGCAGAGATATGTCATCTATGTCCAGCGCCATCAGTGCGGCAACACCACGTAGCTCCACCATTTGGTGGGGTAAAGATGTCCAGTCACCACCCCAATTCTACACGCCATCACGATCGGTTCGCGTTTTAGCTTGACGTATTTTATGTCCATCCTGCGGCCGTAATGCGCGGGCGTTCTGTCGGTCGGATCCGCGGTGTCAGCCGACGCGCGAACTCGCTGACCAGTCCACCGTGGACCACCAACGCGATGTATTGTAGGCAGTCGGCGACATGGGAAAAGCCTTCTTTATCGAATTTCTCCGGCACGTTGCGCAGGCCGCCATCCTTGTGCTTCTTGTAGCGGTAACCACCACTCATGGCGCGGACCAGCCAGGGACAGGCGGTGCCGTTGATGACCAGAGCCGGCCCACCATTGATCTGCTTTCCGAGCAACGCTTCGACCGCACGCAGTCGCGGATCGATATCATTCGTTGGTGCCGGGAACGCTGGCAGACCCAGACGTTTGAGTGCTTCGAAGCAGGTCTCCTCGGCGATCGTGCCCTTGGCAATGCCCGATGGATCGCCGACCAGGATGACTTTGGAACCCATGAACTTGTTGTTAAAAAGCTGCGGCCGTAGGCTCTGCTCGATGTGTTTCTCCAGCCCCACGTTCACCGCGGGGACTTCCTGATGGATCAGCAGCCGACCGAGATGGTCGACCTGGCCAATCACGGACCAGGGATTACGGCCGAAATCCTGTCCCACGATCAGTGGGTAGCCTGGTATCACAAGGGTGTCGCGCACAACGTGGAAGCTTGGCTTAAAGCTTGCGCGGAAGACGGCTTCTCCCGATGGGTCGTCGCCGTACTGGGCGTAAACGTACCGCTTCACCCAGGGGTGCTCGCTCCCGTACATCTGGATAAATTGCTCATAGTACTTGCGGCCTTGGGCCAGCCGTACGGGGTGATTGAAGGGAAGGGATTTGGTCTCTTCGGTCTGCAGCAGATAATTGAGATTCTCGGCGGCCGGCGACATGCCGCTTGGCTGGATGAATATCTGCCAGTTCGGCGGGGGTTCGGTCATAAATTTGTGCCAGTCGCCGAGTTCGACTGGCATATTGGTGTCGGCAATGATGCCGTACCACGAGGGGACGCCGCGGTTGCCGCTTGGGTAGCGGCCAATGCGCCCAGAGACCGGCGCGAGTATGTCAAAATTCATCTCGATGGCTTCCGACAGCCAGGCTCCGGTCAGCTGCATGGACAGCAACCGGGACTGATCTTCGGCATTTTCAAGCGGCACGAAGATCCACTCTGATTTCACGTCGGCAAAGTTTAAATTGTAGGTGTTCTCCGACACCTTCCACTCGCCCAGGCCTACCAGCCAGGATTGCACGTCTTTCAAGACCGTGTCCTTGAGCTGCTTGAGCGTCTGTCGTACGAATGCGAAGCGGGTGTACCTGTAGCCGTCGGGTGCTTTGGCCTGTGCCATGGCGCGGCGCAGCGCCTCCATCACACAGGCGGTGGTCTTGCCCGAGCCCACCGGGCCGGCGGCGATGCGGCCGAACGCCTGGCTCTTCATGAAGCTGGCCAGGGTCGGCGGGGCCGTGAAAATCACCGACATCAGGATTTATCGTCATCTTTGGTAGGGAGAAAATCGAGCGTTCTGGTCTTGGCTTTGGCCTTGATCTCGGCCGAGAGCTTGGCGTCTGCTGCGACTTCTTCCGCTGTCGGCGGCATATTTTTCGGTGGCACGTCGTTGGCATTGACTTCGATCGACTTGTCGTAGTGCTCGACCACCTCTTTGCCGTCGGTGTCGGCGCCCAGATTGATGGTGATGACAAAGCGTTCGGCGTTGCTCTTTTCGCTCTTGGCCTCGCCGATGCCGGCCCCCTTCATCAGCACTTTGGCGACATCGGTAGACGCCGACAGGTTGGCGTCCGGTGCCATCGCGCGCCGGGTCAGCACCGGCGAGAGCTGCTCGTAATAGGCCAGATTCTGAAAGCGGACGCGCTCTTCGGTGGAGAGGGTCGAATTCCATTCGAGCGTGAAATGCTCCTTCACTTTGCGAAAAAATTCGTTCTTTTCAATCTGTTGGTAGTCGTTCTCGTCGATCTCAAAGAGCTTGAAAGTGTCTTTGTAGTTGCGGATGTTCATCACCAGCTCGCGCGCGAGCGCGGCCATCTGGGACTCGTTGAGGTCTGCCATGATCGAGATGTAGCGGCCAAGTCTTAAGAATTTCTTAAGAAACGCCTGTTAGCTGTGGTCATGGCTGATAATCCCTTGGGTGCCGTGAACGTCTTGCAGGTGGTGCCGCCGGCGGTGCTGGAGGCGCAGCTGCTCAAACAGCAGCAGGATCGGGCGGCAGCCAACGCGCCCGCCCAGCCCGCCCCGCCGCAGCTCGTGGGCTATATCCGGGGCCAGTTCGAGGTCTTTCGCAATCACCGCAATACCGCGTCGGGCTGGTCAAACCGGCTGATTGAGGCCATGCGGGCGTTCAACGGCCAGTACAATCCGACCAAGCTGCAGGATGTGAAGAAGTTCGGCGGGTCGGAGATTTATGCCAGGCTGACCGCGCAAAAATGTCGAGCGGCCTCTTCCTTGTTGCGGGATGTCTATCTCGGCAGTGACCGGCCGTGGGCGGTGCGCGCGCCGGCGGATCCGGATGTTCCCGACGATATCATGCAGAAGGTTGATGCGCTGCTGCAGCATGAGCAGCAGATGGTGCAGCAGACGATCGGTCAGCCGCCGCCGGAGGATGCTGCCCGTACCCGCCGCATGGCGCTGATGGAGTCGGCGCAGGAGGCGGCCAGAAAGCTGGCGCAGAAGCAGGCCAAAACGTCCGAGGACAAGATCGAGGAATTTCTCCGGAATGGGTTTTTTTATCACGCTTTGGCTGAATTTCTTGTGGATCTACCGATTTTTCCGTTCGCCTGTATCAAGGGCCCGACCGTCAAGATCGTGCCTGAAATTCAGTGGCAGAATGGCAAACCGCTGGTCAAGCAGATCCCAACCATGATGTGGGACCGGGTGTCGCCGTTCGACATCTGGTGGACACCTGGCGTCTCCGACATCGCCAACGCTGACGTGATCGAGAAATCCGGCCTGACGCGGGCTGAACTCAACGACATGCTGGATCTGTCGGGGTTCAATCACGACGAGGTGCGCGCTGTTCTGACTGAGTTCGGCCGCGGCGGGCTGTACGACAATTGGGACACCACGGATGCCGAACGAGCTGTGCTCGAGAGTCGGGAGAATCCGGCTTGGAACCGCTCTGGCTTGATCAGCCAGATGGAGTTTCACGGAAATATTCAGGGTGAAATTCTACAAGACTACGGCATGCCTGGAATTTCCGATCCGGTTCGGGACTATCACGTCGACGCCTATTGCATCGGTAGCCACATTATCAAAGCAAATCTATCACCTTCACCGCGGGCGCGGCACAATTATTTTGTCACTTCGTTCGAGAAAGTGCCGGGAACGCCGGTCGGCAATTCGCTCACTGACCTGATTTCCGATATCCAAGACGTCGCCAATGCCACCCTGCGGGCGCTGGTCAACAATATGAGCATCGCTTCCGGACCGCAGGTGGTGGTCAATGTCGAGCGTTGCCGGCCGGAAGAGAACGTCGACGAGATATATCCGTGGAAACGCTGGCATGTGGTCAGCGATCCCGTCGGCAACAATGCCAAGCCACCGATCGAGTTTTTTCAGCCGCAGAGCAATGCTCAGGAGCTGCTCACGGTGTTCAAGGCATTTGTCGACCTGAGCGACGACGTCAGTGCCATTCCAAAATATATCGGCGGGCAAGCTTCCGGTGGGGCGGGACGCACGGCGTCCGGCCTTGCTATGCTGATGGGCAACGCCAGCAAGATCCTGCAGACAGTCGCTGCCAATATCGACCGCGATATTTTCGAGGTGGCGCTGCAGCAGTTGTCGGATCTGGTGCTGCTGACGGATACGACCGGCGCACTGACTGGGGAAGAGGATATTTATGTCCAGGGCGTGAACGTGGCGGTCCAGCGTGAGACCCAGCGGCAACGTCAGCTCGAGTTCCTGCAGCACACCAACAATCCGGTCGACCTCGAAATCATGGGGATGAAGGGCCGCGGGACGGTGCTGCGCAGTGTGTCGCAGACCATCGGGCTCGACGGCGAGGAGGTGGTGCCGTCGGATGAAGAACTCGCCAAGAAGCAGGAGAAGCAGGAGAAGAACAAGCAGGTCCAGGCGATCAACGAGCAGGTCGACAAGGGTGTTCAGGCCGGTGTCGAGCAGGGCGTTCAGAAGATCGCTTCGGAACTCACCGCCGGGTTCCTAGCCTCGCACGCCGCAATGCCAGGCGAGGAAGCGCCGGGTGGCTCGCCAGGGATGGGTGCTCCTCCTAGCGGACCAGGAGCGGGTCCACCTGGTGCCCCACCCGGACCGCCTGGGATCGGTGGGCCACCGCGGCCGGCCAATATCGGTGAAGCGGCGAACCAGGCGCGCGGCAGCCAGCCGACACCGATGTCGAACGCGCCGGCGTTACCGGGAAACGTGGTCGGGCTGCAGCGTAAGCCGATGGGTCCAGGAATGCGGCCACCGCCGATCGGTGGCGGACCGGGATGAGGTTCAACCAAGAGGGAGTGAACGACCATGCCTGAATATCATCTCAAAGTTCGCAAGACCCTGGCGGATGTGATCGAGATCGTCACTGCGCCAACCCGCGAGGAAGCCATTATCCAGGTGATCGACGCGGCAGGTCCGGACAATTCAGTCGAGGTCTTCACCATTCAGGAGGCGTCGACGATCGCGGGTGCTGGTACCACCGGCACCACCGGCACCACCGGCACCACCGGCACCACCGGCGGATCCGGACCTACAGGAACTTCATAAAGGAGGACGGCCATGGCGACGTTTTACATCAGGCAGCGGTTGAAGGGTCCGATCGGGATCGTAACGGTCCAAGCCAATACCCGCGAAGCAGCGATTGCTATTCTCGCGCAATCAGCTGCTCCAGGGACAGAGTACGACGTGCTGGATGCTTCGACTGTTTTGGCTACCACAGGAACGACAGGTCCGACGGCTCCATCAGGCATGACGGGTTTCGCTATGGCTGTTGATCCGACAGGTCCGACGGGTCTGACAGGTCCATCAGGTCCGACTGGTCCAGCATGAAACTCGCCTGGAATGCGATCGTCAAAAATGAAGAGGCACGGATTGAACGCTGCATAAAAAGTCTGTTGCCTCACATCGACTATGCGGTGGTGGTTGACACCGGGTCGGAGGATCGCACTCCAGAGAAGATATCACGGTTGTTCGCACAGGCGCGCA